CAATGTTCAAGTCGAAGCTCTCGGCCAAGTCCAAGCAGGACGAGGACGAGGACGAAGACGAAGACGAAGACGAAGACGAGGACGAGGACGAGGACGAGGACGAGGACGAGGACGAGGACGAGAAGGCTCGCGCTCGCGCGCTCTCTTCGGCTCGGTCGGTCGTGCGTACTCTCAAGCGTACCAAGGCCTCTCCGAAGACCCTCTCTTCGGCCCGTGCTTCGGTCCGCGCTGCGAAGCGCGCGTCGCGTCCGAAGGCTCTCGCGGCCCTCAAGGCTGTTCGCTCCGCCGCTCAGAAGGCGACGGGGAAGAAGGCTAAGAAGTCGGTTCTCGGAGCTCTGTCGGCTCTCGCTGCTACGCAGAAGCGTGCAGGGCACCTTGCCTCTCAGGTCTCTTCGATGCGGCGCGCCAAGCTGGCGGCTCGCGTTGATGGCCTGCTCAGCAAGGCGCGGCGCGCTGGCAAGATCGCGGCGGCTGAGAAGCGCTCTCTCCGTTCGGACGCGATGAAGAACGGCGTGTCGTGGCTCAAGGCTCACCTCTCGGTTCGTCCGAAGATGGTCCGCACGGTCAAGGACGGCGTCCGCGAAGGCAAGGCGAGCAAGGCGTCTGCCTCTCTCGACTCGCAGAAGATGAGCGACGAGCAGAAGCAGATCGTCAAGACGCTGGCGGCCGACTCGGGCAAGACGTTCGACGAGTTCCTCGCGGACATGAACAAGACGCGCAGCGGCCTTAGCCGCTAACCACCCCTAGACAAAACGGGACCTCAACCCTTCTCGCCTAGTTGCGAGAAGGGCGGTCCCGTTTTGTCTACCCCTAAAAGAAAGACTATTCAGCATGACTGCTGCTATTCAGGATATCCAGACCAACAAGCTGGGCACGGACGAGATTCCGCCCCCCAACTATCTCGCTCTCCCTGTCGAGGCGGGTAAGACGATCTACGGCGGTACGATGGTTTGCAGCAATGCTGCAGGCAACGCCGTCAACGCAGGCGACGCGGGCGCGCTTATGGCGTGGGGCCGCTGCGAGCGGCAGGTCGTCAACACGGGCGCGGCGGGACTCGTCACGGTCCTTATGCGGCCGGGCGCGTACTACCTCTCTCAGGACGGGTCGATCACGATCGCGAACATGGGACAGCCCTGTTTCTTCGTGGACGACAGCACGGTGAGCCTTAGCCCGGGTGGTACGTCCGCGTGCCGTCCGTACGCGGGTATCATCCTGCCCCCGGCGATTGGCGAGGCCGGTATCTTCCTTCCCGTCAACACGAAGGTCGCGGTCTACGTTGGCGCGCCCGGCCCGGCGAACCTCGTCCTTCGGTACACCGTCGCCCTTACGCTCGCGCAGATCCAGGCGACCACGTCGGGCACGGCGTTCAACATCGGTGTTCCGCTTCCTGCGAACGCGCGGCTTCTCGCCTCGGAGATCAACGTCGCTACCGCACTCAGCGGCGGCGGCGCCACGGCTGTTACCGCGGCGCTCTCGGGCGGCGCGGACGCGCCCGCGTCGATCCTCGCGGCGCAGTCGGTGTTTACCGGCGCTGCTCCCGTCAACGCCACGCCGGGAACCAATCCCTACGCGGCTCGCGGCGCGCAGCAGATCAAGATGGTCCTTACGACCACGACCGGAACTAACGCGGGCCTCACGGCGGGCGTTCTCTCCGTTGACCTTTTCTACTCGATCGCCTGAGGAATTTACGTAAATGCTGATTACCCCGGCAAATCTCAACATCTTTTTCACGGGTCTCGAGACCCGTTTTTCCCAGGCGTACGGCGCTACCCCCGTCGTGTACAACCGTTTTGCAACGGTCTATCCGGTCACTACGGAAGTCTGGCTCTCCGGCTGGCTCGACATGGTCGACAAGTACAGGGAGTGGATCGGAAGCCGTATCACTAAGCAGCCCGCGCCGCAGACCTACCAGGTCCCGATGCAGCTGTTCGAGCTCACGCAAGGCGTTGATCAGTTTAAGCTGATGGACGATAGCTACGGCATCTATAACCCGATCGTCCAGTACATGGGTATCCAGGCGGCGAAGCTTCCTGACTATCAGCTCCGCGACCTCCTGCAGAACCAGGGTTCGCAGACCGGCTCGCGCCAGCTGTCGATCGACACCCTGAGCCACTTCAACACGGCCCACCCGATCTCGTTCTTCGATCAGTCGCGCGGCACCTACTGCAACGACTTCACGGGCGGCGGTCAGTCCGTCAACGGCGTGAACGTTGGCGGGTCGCTTACGCCCAACTCGTTCGCCACGGTCTACCAGGACCTTGCTCGCCGCAAGACCGAGTCGGCGGAAGCCTGGGGCCTCATGGCAGATCTGACGGTTGCGCCTGCGCAGCTCAAGTTTGCGATCGACTCGATTCTCCAGAGTCAGTTCCTCGGTATGCCGGTTATCGGCACGATCGGCGCGACGTCGCAGAACCTCGCTGGCGCGGCCCTCCCGGCTAACCCCGCGCTCGTCGGCGCGTCCGAGAACCAACTGAAGAGCTGGACCGATCGCCTCGTCTGGTTCGATCTCGGCGGCCCGCAGACGGTCGGCGGCGGCACGTACGATCAGGTTTGGTACATGATGGACACGAGCAAGGTTGCAAAGCCCCTCTCGTGGCTGCAGCGCCAGGCGCCTGACTTCACGTATCGTAACCAGCCCGCGGATCCCATGGTCTTCGATACCCACACCTTCGGGTTCGGTAGCGTCGCTCGAGGAGCTCCCGCGTGGTCGTTCCCCCAGTTCATGAGTCGGTCGGGCGCGTGATTCCATGAGTCCCTGGAATCTAATCGGCACACCGGGATACGCCGCTGGCGTGTCCGGAACCGTGACGTTGCCCGCGGACGCCATGGTTCTGCAGATCATCTCTCACTCCTCGGTAGCAGGCGGCTCCGTTGCGATTCTGGGTGGCGCCGCCATCCCGGTCGTGAACGGAGCACCTTCTCTGATCATTGACTTCAAGCATCGTCTGTACTCGTCAAGCGGGTCCGGGGCAGCTGCACAGATCGTGTTTACGAACACTGATCAGTACTTCGTGCATTGGGTCCGACAGGCGAATCTCTAATCCGAAGCGAGGGCCGCGGCAATGGCGTTATACGCAACACAAGCTGATCTCACGAATCTAGGTGTTCCGCTCGCGGCCCTCGCCACGCTAACGACTCAGCAGATCAACGCGGTCTTGCTGAGCGCTAGCGACTTTGCCGATACGTTTTTTCGCGCGAGATGGGGGCAGACAGCCGTCCCCCTTCTCACGTGGGACACGGCCGTTACGATGGCTGTCGCCCGCGTGGCCGCGCTCCATCTCCTCCGCATTCGAGGCTACAACCCGAATAGCACTGCAGACCAGCGATTCCAGCAAGGCTATGACGAGTCGGTTGCTTGGTTTCACATGGTGCAGCGCCAGCAAGCGCACCCGCTTGTGACGCTAGCGAACAACGCGCAGGTCCCGATCTCCCCACTACTTCTGACGTACTCCGTCACGTACACCGCGACCGGCGCCACGAAGCCTAATCGAGGTTGGTAATATGGCGGGCATAACCGCGATCGTAAACGCCCTGTCCGTGTACATGAACGCTAAGATGTCAGCCGCGGGAATGCCGCTTCTGACGGACGGCGGTATCGCGTTCGGTGGCGCAAAAAGAAACGAGACGAGCCTAGCTCCTCGTATCATCATGGTCCCCACGACGAGCCGCTACGGCGGCCCGTCGCCCTCGCACAACGCATCGGCGATCAGCCTACAGAACCCCGACTCACCCGGCGCAGGCGTTCGAGCCTACGGGCCTACGTCGATGGGCCTCGGCTACGTGCAGGCGTCCACGACCGTGACGATAAGCGTTCCCGACGTCGCGGGCGGCACCAGGGCGACCGCGACGGCCGTAGTGCGCAATGGTGCGATCGTCTCGATCGTTCCGTCGCTACCCGGGACGGGCTACCTCAAGGTGCCCACGGTTACGATCGGCGGTGTCGGAAGCGGCGCGGTCTACACCGCGACCATGCGCCCGACCCCGCAAGCACTTAGCGTGTTGACGGCTCGAGCAATCAAAACCGAATACCAAAGATTCGAGGTCGGATTCTGGGGCGTGAACTCAGTCGGTGCGACACTCGTATCCGATTACAATCTCGACTTCGACGCGGCTCAGCAGCTCGTCCACATCTTCATTGCCGCATGCCAGGCCATCGCGCCGAACATCTGTACGTTTAGCGGAGGCCTCTGGATCGACTCGACAGACGGTTCAATCCAGTTCGATCAGCTCGGCCACTATTTCGTAGTCACGGTGGAGATCGCAACGCCCGTACTTTCCGAGCCCGTGCCCGCTACGGCCGCTCCGGCAGTCGGTTACGCGAATCCGAACGTTGCTCCCAATCCCAGCTTTACGATCGTGCCCTTTGGCGGCGGAACGCCCGAAGCGCCGTAAGCGTTTTTCTCAACCTGTTTCTAACGACGGCTCCACACGGGCCGAAAGGTTTCACTATGTGCATTTCGCAAATTGAAAGCTCGGTGCTCTAGTGCCCGGCGGTAACGTAAACCTCACTGTCTCCGACGGCGGTAGCGCGTCTATCGTCGTCCCCGGTTCGAGCGTCCAACTCGTCTGCGGCACCTGCTCGGGCGGTACCGTCGGACAGATCATCGCGACTCGTTCGGCTGCTACGATCCAGGCCAACCTCGGTCAAGGGCCGCTTGTCGAGGCCGCGGCGCTTGTCGCGCTCTCTGGCGGTACGGTCCTCGCGATCAAGGTGGCGACCGCCACGGCGGGAGTGTCGTCCACCGTTACTACGGTTGGTGGCGGCACATCCGTTGTCACGGTCACGGGCGCCCCGGTCGATACCTACTACGTCAAGGTCCTCTTTGCCACGGGCGGCACTGTCGGCGTGGCTGGTATCACATTCCAAGTCTCTCTGGACGCGGGTCGGAACTACGGACCGCTCCTCTCGCTTGGCGTCGCCTCGACCTTCGCGATCGGCGTGACGGGCGTGTCGCTCGCCTTCGCGGCCGGTACCGTCATCGCGGGCCAGACCGCTACGTTCGGCACGACGGAACCCCTGTGGTCGACGGCGGGTATTCAGGCTGCTCTCAACGCTTATCAGGCATCGCAGTATGCGATCTCCGGCGTCGGCTCGGTTCACATCGTTGGCACCTGCGGCGGAGCTAACGCTTCTACGATTCAGACGTATCTCGACAACCTCGCAAATAACTACGTCTACTGTCGATCGTTCGTCAGCTCCCGAGACGCGTCCCCCCCAGCCGCATACGGAGGCACGGGCGAAGCCGAGACTGCTTGGATTACGTCGCTGCAGACCGACTACTCGGCGACGCAGGCGCGGCGTATCTGCCCGGCGGCTGCCTATTGGAACATGCCCACGGCATTCCCCAACCCTGCGTCTACGGGCGCCCCTGCGCTTCGCCGCAGTCTCGCGTACGCGGCAGCAGCGCGACAGGTTCAAATCCCTCCGCAGCGCCACCTGGGGCGCGTGAAGGACGGCTCTCTCGCGAACATCGTTGTCAACCCGCTCTACGATCCGCAGGACGGTTTCATCTATCACGATGAACGCGTGAACGGCGGACTGGACTATATCATCACGAGCGGCGGCGGTCGCTTCATGACCACGATGACGCGCACGGGGCTCCCCGGCGTGTACATCACGAATCCGATCTCTGCGGCCCCCCTCGGGTCCGATTACTTCCTGATGCCGTACGGTAGCGTGATGGACGTCTTTGCGACGATCGTCCACCAGGTCGCGCAGCTCGTGGTTGACGACGACGTTCGTGTCAACGCGAACGGAACGATCTACGAGAACGACGCGCGCGCTATCGAGTCGCTCATTGCGAGCTCTGTCAACGCCGTCATGTTCTCCCAGTCCATGATCTCTCTGCCCGTCGGTGCAGGCCCCTCGGCCGGCGCTTCGGGTGCGGCAATCATCGTTGACCGGACCGTCAATATCAAGGCGACGAACGCGGTCAACTTCTCCGGGCAGATCATCGGTAGAGGATACGTCCTCACGCTGAACGGCGCCCTTTCGTTCCAGAACCCGAACGCGGCGGTTTGATAGATGTCCACCCCGATCCAATATCCTCTCGTCAATGGCGTGCGTCATTCATGGGCTTCCATCGAGCTCAAGATCGCCAATCAGATCTTCTACGCAACGGCGGTCAACTACTCTCGTAAGCGCAATCGTACGATGGTCCGTCAGAACCATCCGGACCCCGTCGGTAAGACGCGCGGCGCGAACGAGTACAGCTCGGACATCGAGTTGCTCCTCGCCGAGTTCAATCAGCTGCAAGCGGCGCTTATCGTCCAGGCGACTGCGGCCGGTAGCAACGGCGGCTATGGCGACGTCTTCTTCTCCGTCGTCGTGTCCTATACTGAAAGCGGTCTCGATACCGTGACGGATACGATCCTCGGCTGTACGCTCGACTCCACCGAGGCGGGCAACACCGAGGGTACGGATCCCTCGAAGCGTAAAATCGAGCTCGCGCCTCTCAAGATTCTGTTTGCGGGTCAGGACGATCTCGCCCTGCCGCTCAAGGCACCCCCCGGAGGCTGATAGGCTATGCGCGTCGCTACAATGAATTTCCCGGACAAGATTCCGGACGTCGTCTCCGAGCCTGCACCCCAGGCGGAAGAGGCGAAGCCCGAGCCGAAACCCGAACCCAAACCTGCCCTCGTCGTCATCCCCTCAAAGGAATAACTAATGCTTACCGCCGAAGAACTAGCCGAGCTTGCAACGAAATACGGAGAGATCGAACACGTCGTAGGGAAGGGGGGCAAATGGGAAGTCGTGTACAAGAGCGCGCCGCGCGCAGTGTACAAGCGTTTCCGCAGCCTCGCGCACGACCCCGCGAAGAAGTCGGAAGCTCAGGAGATGCTGGCGCTGGGTTGCGTTGTGTACCCCTCGCCCGCGGCGTTCGATGCACTGCTTGATAAGTTCCCGGCAATCCCGGAGGCGTCTAGCGATGCCCTCGGGCGGCTCGTGGGCGCCGAGACCGAAGACTCTGTAAAACCATAAGGTCCCTGCGCGCGGAGATGCTCCGTGGGGACTTGGAGTTGCTTGGTCTGGGCATCTCAGAATGGCTCGGCCTCTCCGATGAAAAGTCGTACGAGGCCGAAGCCGCTGTTTCGATTCTCACTGAGTGCCTCATCCTTTGGCACAAGGTCCTAATAAGTAAACTCCGGGGGAACTCCCGCTCGGACATCATGGGGGACTGATATGGCCAATGTCTTCAAAGCGATCATCGATGCGCTACAGGCGCTCGATAACATCCCCCAGATCGCTTTGAAGAGGTCGGAGCTCCGGATCAAAAGGCTTGTGGAAGCGCAGTTCGATCAAGGGCGAGATCCGTACGGAGAGACGTGGGCTTCTCTCGCGCCCGCCACGGTGGCGAAAGGGCGAAACCCTCCGCCGCTAACGAACACGGGCGCGATGCGGAAGTCTCTACAGGTCACGGCTTCAGGCGCGAGTATTACCTGCTCCATCGCCGACCCCGCATTCTTCCACCAGGGCGGCACTAAGAACATGCCAGCCCGCAAGATCTTCCCCGCCGAAGGGATACCTCCCGAATGGGAGAAGGCGATCACTGAGACTGTTGAAGAAGTCATCACGACGTTTCCGATCTACTCGGCTCTTCGCCGGTGAGGTGCTGACGTGGAATTTACACTCGGGCTAGTCAACAAGGTTAGCGCCCCGGCTGCGGACGCCGCGCGCCAGATGTCGATCTTGGAGAAGGCGGCTAACGCTACTCGCAATGCGTTGACGAAGTCTGACGCGCTGGGCAACGTTCAAAAGCACAAGGCGCTCACGAATCAACTCAAGGCACTAGACGCAGCGCAAAGCGTGATCCCCCCGCACCTGCTCGCGGAGGTGGCGGCGCACAAGAAGCTGACAGCCGCTATCGCAGAGCAAGCGAAGGCGCAGAAGACCGCAGACAAAGCTTCGGCTAAGTCGGCCTCCTCCGCGCCCTCGGGCGGTGGGGGTGGTGGCCTAGGCGGACAGGCCGAGCTCGCGGAGATGACGGGAGGTCTTTCCGTCGTAGCGGAAGCGGCCGCAGCGGCTGCCGTGGCGATCGGCGTCGTAGTCGTTGCCGGCGCAATGCTGGCCATCGAGGCTAGCGAAGCTAAGCAGCGGCTGGTCTCGCTCTTCGACGCGCTCGGAGAGGGCAAGATCAGCGGCGCCGAAACGGTCGCGATGATGGACAAGCTTGGCGACTCCATCGGCCAGACTCGCGCGCAGCTGACGCCCATCGTCCAGACCTTCATGACCCTTGGCATCACGGGTAAAGAGCAACTCGAGGGCCTCACTAAAGCAGCCGCTAGCGCGGGGGCAATGGCAGAAGGCGGGGCGGCGAAGTTCGCAACCTTCTTCGGCCAGGTCAACGCAGCAGCCGAGACCGGATCTAAGCTCACCATCCCGTTCAAGAAGCTTGAGAAGCAACTCCTAGGCGTAGGTTTGAACATTGGCGATATGGCGACCCAGATGGGGATCAGCGAAGCTGCCCTGACTAAGGGCTTGAAGGCCGGCACTGTCGACGCGAAGAAGTTCGGAGACGCACTGTCGACCGCAGCGTCGACGAAGGGCGCAGGCGCGCTCGCTCAACAGGGCGCATCGCTAACGAATGTCTGGGCGAAGTTTCAAGAGAACATCATGCGGATGTTCGAGGACATCGACGTTGGTCCTTTCCTCTTGCAGGTAAAGGACCTTTTCGACATCTTCGGAAAGGGCAAGGCGTCGGGCCAGGCGCTTTCCGCAGGCATCGGCGGCTTCTTCAAACAGGTCTTCGCGTACGCGACGAAGGTCGTTCCGTATATCAAGCGCTTCCTGCTCGACGTCGTGATCTACGGACTCAAAGCATACATCGCCTTGAAGCCGATTATCAAGTGGCTCAAGGAGATGGCAGCGAACGAGAAGGTCATAAAGATATTCAAGCAAGCGCTGACTGCCCTCGGCATCTCCGCGCTAGTGGTCGCGGGGGTCATCGGCGTTATCGTCGTTGTCGCTACTGCCATGGCTTGGATCATGGGCGCTCTGGCCGTGGGCATCGTCCTCCTCAGCGTCAAGATCTACGAGCTCGTCGTAGGGGCTGGGGCTGCGATGGTGAAGTGGGTATCTAGTGCGGCGTCTCTCGCATCCGACTTCGTCTCTGGGCTCATCTCCGGCATCACGAACGGCGCGAGCGCGGTCGTCAATGCGGTCAAGGGTCTGGCCAATGGCGCGAAGAACGCCTTCAAGGGAGCATTGGGAATCGCTTCGCCTTCAAAGGAAATGGCGAAGCTCGGCAAGTTCGCTGGGGAAGGCGTGGCTGTTGGTCTCGATGCGTCGACTTCTACGGTGTCTGCAGCGGCTGGTGATCTTGGCGGCACTACTCTCGGTGCTACGGCCGGCGGCGCGTCCGGTGGCGGCAAGAGCGGTGGTGGCGTTACTGTCAACATCGCGTCGGGCGCGATCGTTATTCAAGGCGCGGGCAAAGGGGCAGAGGATCTAACGGAGCAAGCGATCTCTCTCATGTTCGAGAGGATCGCCCTCTCGCAGGGCCTCGGCTGATTAGGAGAGTTTACCATGCCTTCGGCAAGTCTGAATCCGATCGATAACCCCCAGGATTGGGACGTCATCCGCATTGGCGGCGTCACCTCTCCGGGGGTCTGCAGCGTGTCCGACTTCAAGTCCAAGCACGAATGGGACGTCAAAAAGGGTAAGGGCACCTACGGAGCTACGCTCACGTACGTAGGTCGTCCGCCTTGCCAAGGTACGATCAAGTTCAAACTATGGACGCCCGCGCACTTCATCGCGTGGGCCTCGTTCCGGGACTTGTTCAACTACATCCCGGATCGAAAGGCTGTTACCCCGATCGACATCTATCATCCCGCTCTCGCCGACGTCGGACTGAATAGCGTCGTCTGCGAGGGCGTGGGTCAAGTCGTCCACGAGGGCGAACAGCTCTATTCGATTACCGTGGAGCTGATCGAATACTTCCCCTCGCCCAAGGCGAACATCACTGCTACCCCCGCGGGCAGCAAGAGCAAAGCGCCCAACCCCAACTCACCCGTTGGCGCAAGCGACGATCCAGTCGCGGACGCGCAGCAAAAGGTGGTCGCGGCGTTGCTCAACAAGGCGGGGCAGCCGTGAGCTTCGCAGAGCTGAACGGGAACCGAATCATTTCGGGCACCGTTACGATCCCTTACTACGGTCTCTGGACAGCCGACGTTGCGCTCGCAGCAGCCGGCCCCTTGCCGCTCCTCTGCACGCTTACGATCGGCAACCTCACGCTGCAGGGGGCCGTCTATCGCTCCGCGTCGTTCACCCAATCACGCTCGGCGAGACTCGTCGGCGGCTTCGGCGGCTGGCGTAAGAACGTACCCGCGCAGGCGTACTACAACCCCCGAGGGATCAACATGTCCTTGCCGCTGCGAGACGCGGCGGCCCTCGTGGGGGAGCGCGTCCAGGTCGCTAACGACCCAATCGTCGGTACGAGCTTCGTCCGCGAGGCCGCGCCAGCGGAGAGACTGCTCCGCCTCATGGCCGGACCCGAATGGTACGTTGATGTCAACGGCGTTACCCAGGTCGGTACGCTCCGCGCGACGGGTCGAATCACTACGCCCTTCTCGCCCATCGATTGGTCGGGCGGCAAGGGTCGTTTCGAGATCGCGACCGAGACCTACGCGGACTGGTTGCCAGGCCGATCGTTCACCAGTTCTAATATCTCGGTCGCCCAGTTCGTCGGCATGACGACATTCAAGATGGACAATGACGGCGTCGTCCGCTTGTTCGTTCTCTCCTCGGGTGCGGCCGACCTCTTGTGAGGATCCATGTCCCTAGACGTCATTACGCCTACAACGCTCGATAGGCTTCTCGACTCGTTCCGTAAGCTCGTCCGCGCGGAGCTCCCGACGTTCACCTTTACGGGGCTGTGGGAGTACTCGGTGCAGGCGACGGATGGGACTACGATCGACTGCTCTCCCACCGACACGGCAATCCCTTTGCCTAGCCTAGCGAAGGTGCCGATGCTGTCGGGTCTCATGGGAGAGCTCTCGCCAGCCGTCGTTGGCAAGAAGTGCGTAATCGTCTTCCTGAATCAGGACCCCACGAAGGCGCGTTGCATCTCTGTCGACGGCGCCGTGGAGCACGTCATGACGACGGAAGCCGCGGCGCTGCTTATGTACAACACGCTAGTGACGCTGTCGCTAGCGCTCATTGCGCTAGGCGCAGCTCCCACGGCAACAGGCGCCGTCTTGGGCGCCACGCTGCAGCCGTTGATCGTACCGGCCATCCTAGCCGCGATTACCGCGCAGGGCGCGCCGGCCCCGCCCGGGTTGATTCCCCAACAGGTCGCAGCTGCGTTGCTCATTGCAGGCATGACCGCGGGTACGGCTCCGTCGATCACGAGCTCCCCGTTCAATGGCGCACTGGCGCCCATTATAGCGGCGCCGAAATCGCCCAACGTCTCGGGCCTATTCCCGGGCGTGGGCGCAACCAAGTAAACAGGACGGCACAATGGCCATTTCTCTTGGCAACGATCTAAGCTGCATCGGAGACATCGATCCGACCGGGCGCGAGACGAGCGAGAAGATGTGCCTAGTTCAGGCGCTTGCTCGTCGCCTCATCACGCCGCGCGGTAGGCTCATTGACGATCCAAACTACGGATACGATCTCAACCAATGGTTGGGGTCGGACATTGGCCAGGCGGAGATCGCACAGATCCAACACATCTCGCGCGCCGAAGTCATGAAGGACGAGCGCCTGCAAAGTGCAACCGTCACGGCGCAGTTTCTCCAGGCGTCAAACACGTTGATCGTAACCATCTCCGTCTCAACCGTCCTCGGCACCCTGCAACTAGTGCTTGGCGTTAGCGCCCTGACCACCACCCTTATCACGGTAGCGCTATGAGCAATATTGCCATCTCAGGACTGTTCAACCCGGCGCTCTCGGGAGTCGTTCCCGGAAACCCTGCGGCGGTCCCCGCTACGGGTACGTGGCTCGCTCAGCTGATCTCGACGGCGCAGACGCTGCAGCTTCCTGTCACGTCGTGGCAGTCAGGCGGAGTCGCTCGAACGATCCTAGCCATCATGGCTAACATGCTGGCGCAGGGCGACGGCATTATCTCCACGATGGCGCAGGGCGGATTCCTCGACTTCGCCGCCGCGGGTACCGTCACGTATACCGCCGCGAACGGTCTAATCGTTTCGTCGTTCGTCTCCCCCGACCCCAGCATCGTTTCGCAGAACCCCACGGGCGCTCTCGGCTGGCTCGACCTGCTCGCGGACTCCGTCTACAACGTCCAGCGTATCGGCACGGCGCAGGCTGCAGGCATCCTCGCGATTGCGAACACATCGACTTCGGCTTACGGGCCTTTCACGGCCGGCACATACCACGTCGGCAATCCGTCGACCGGTGCAGGCTATTCGAACGTCGGCACCCTCAACATTGCGAGCGCCAACTTCGTCGGTACCAGCATCTCCGCCGCGACGAACGCCAGCCCCGTCGCCATTACCACGGCATCGGCCCACGGTCTTACGAGCGGCGCCACGGTGGCCATCGCGGCCGTCAACGGTAACGCTGGCGCCAATGGCATATTCACCGTCACGGTCACGACCGCCACGGCATTCTTGTTGAACAACTCAGCGGGTACTGGCGCGTACGTCTCGGGTGGATCGGTCAACGTCTGTACGACCGTCGCGGTCAACGCGGATATCTCTGGTACCGGAGGCACGTCGGCGGCGGGCAACATCACGCAAACCACGACGGTACTTACTGGAGTGACTTGTTCAAACACCGCAGCGCTGTTCGGACAGCCCTGGGAATCCAACACGTCGGTCGCGAATCGATGCCGTCTAAAACTGCAAAGCCTCTCACCGAACGGCCCGAAGGGAAGCTATTCCTATTTCGCGCTTACCGCCCCGCAGCTTCTCGCGGCGCAGACTCCGCCCGTCCAGCTGTCGTCCCCCATCACGCGAGTGACGGTCACGACGAGCACGACGACGGGAATCGTAACGACGACGCTGGCCAATGCGAGCGGCCCTGTCCCTGGTGTCAGCAACTTGGCTGTCACTGGCGCGACGAACGCTAGCCCGATTGCCATCACGACGCCC